CACCACTTACTGATTCTGGGGCAGTATTGTTTATTCCAAGGAACCCATTACCCAGAATGGTAAATCTTTCATCACCAGCAGCATCACCCGCAACACTACCTACAAAAAACCCTAATCTTCTATCTGCTTGTGTACTATCATTAAAAGACATGATGTACATATCTTGTTGATTACCACCAAACCTAAGTGCGTTATAAATACCATCTCCCGCACCAGTATTTCCAAGCACTAAAGTTTCATTAGAGTTAGCAGTGGTTACATCTGTCTCAGTATGAGTCATTCTGACTTCCATTGTGCCGCTAGGAGAGTTAGTTCCCACTCCTACTTTGTCATTGTAAGCATCAACAAAGAACATATTGGCATTGCCGTTAGATTCAACTCGGAAGTCTAGGTCTTGAGAAGCATCATTAAGCACTATTCCAGTAGAGTCTACTAGGATTCTTGACCTCGCAGTTCCAGCCACCATAGTCTGAATATTAAAGACACCATCTTCTGTAGCATTAGTAACATCTTCTATAGAACCAAGAAGTTCTACATAATTTATTTTTTCATCGGCACTATTTTCTCCAGTATAATACAGATATCCTATATTATCACCATCAGCAGGACTTGCAGAGTTTCTCCATAGTCTGACTACAGGACCTTCGTTACTGTCTGCATCAGATGAATAAGCAACTAAAGTATCAGTATTGTCATCCGAATGAACATTGAGCACCCCACCAAGATCAGTAGATGTTCCGATATTTACATGGTCATTACCAGCATCGACAAATATCATGTTAGTGTTGCCGTTAGATTCAACACGGAAATCTACATCTACTGAATCTTCATTTAAAACTATTTCAGCAGGTGTAATGTTTAGTCTGTCTCTGATTGTTCCAGCAACCATAGTTTGTAGTGTTAATTGACCATCTTCAGTTCCATCGGAAGCATCTTTAATGTAAGAAAGTTGTCTTGCATAAATAACATCTTGTGAATTGTCATTGCGTCCATTAAATACAATTACTCCTGTAACATCATCATCTGCTGGACTACCAGAGTTTCTATATAAATTAAGATTAGGTCCAACATTAGCATCTGCATCTGTAGATGTAAGTGTTAGGTTGTCAGAGTTGTCTGCTACTGTAATTGTTGCACCAGCAGAAAAAGAAGTTGTTTGGTCAGCATTAACAGTAAAAGAAGTTGAACCGCCTGTAGCAACAGTTATAACATCAGAGCCACTAAAGGTAATAGATGTATTAGTATCGCCATCTCCTGTAATTGAATCTAGTTGTATGTCACCGACATTAGTTATATCGGCATCGTTAAATGATGTAGCTCCCAAAGTATTAGCTGCTGCTGTAGAAGTAATACCATTAGCTGCAGTAATACCCCCACCATCAGCAATCGTTATAGCGTTATCGCCATCTGTATAGCCTATATTAGCTGTTTGTACTTCACCGCTTACTAAAGCATTGCCTGAAATATCTACAGCACCGTTTATATCAATAGTGGTAGCGTTTATTTCTATTTCTGTATCAGATACTAGGTCTAATACTCCGTCTGCTGATTGGTGTATGTATGTACCAGAATCACCAAATTGTAATTGTCTTGTGCTGTTTAATAATAAACCTGTATCGGCTACGTGTGTTAGTGTTACATCAGTGTCTGCACCAAAACCTAAAACACCTGCGTCTGAGGATAAAGTTAAATCATCTCCTACAGTCATGTCGGTAGCTGCTGCTACTGCTCCCGCAATACTAAGTGTTCCTGCTAAATCTAAATCAGTAAAAGCATTTACTACTGCCGCTCCTGATCCTGCTCCATCTAAATAAACAACACTTACTCGTCCTGTTGGTATAGTTACATTAGCTCCTGAACCTTGTGAGATAATTATTGATTGAGAACCTGATGTAGCATTTTCAATAATCTGCACCCTTTTCATAGTATTCGGTGCTATCGTAATCGTACAGGTTGAGTCTAATGTTCCTGTGTATTTAACATACATAGCTCTCGCTGCATCAGAGGAACCGTCTGCTACTGTTGAGGTGTGAGTATCGGCGTTTGTTGTTATAGCTTCTGTGCCATAACCTAATGCTTCCCCGATTAACTCTAAATTTGTGTTGGTTGTTGTTCCCCAAGTACCACTGGCATCTCCAGTAGCCATTTCATTTAGTCTCAGGTTGTTAACATATGTACTTGCCATTTTTAGTCTCCGCTTTGATTATACCCTATTTTTCATAAATATTAAGCAACTTCTTGCCAATTTGGTGTTTGAGTAGTAGAAACAGAGGTATACGTTGTTGATATCCCTTGTGCTACCTGTCCCCAAACATTAACTGTATTCAGTGCAGAGGTTATTTCAAAACCTTCTGTAATTGCGATATCTGCATTAGCTTTAGGAGTTACGGTTCCTAGAGCACTCGTACCAGCATTACCTGTGACATCCAGGTAGTTGTTAGTAACCAGTGACTCTGTGCCTAAAGCAGAGGTCGCTGCGTTTCCTGTAACAGCTACATTAGCTGCAGCAGAAACTGATTCATCACCTAGCGTACTAGCTGACGCGACTGCTGAAACTCCTGTAACAGCTGCCGCTTGAACTGCAGTACCATCATCTAGTGCTGTAGTTCCTACATTACCCGTAACGACTACAGGTAAAGCTTCACCAAAGGTCAGTTGACCCCAAGTGCCTCTACCCCAACCGTTAATATTAGCCATAAGCTAACTTAGGCTATTCTTATAATAGCATTTGAAGCATCAGCAGCGGGGAATTGAATCGTAAAATCGCCTGCTGTTGAAGTTTTATCTCCTCCAAACGCTAAAATTGCAACTGCGGGGTCTCCTGAAGCACTGTCATTAAAGATCATTGCTCCATTTGCAGTTACGGTGGCGTTTGAGAACGTAAGGTCAGCAAAATCAGTTAACGCTGTAGTTCCTGAAGATGTTGGTGTTACGTTCGTTAAAGCACCTCCCTTGGCACTGTAATTTGTTCCACTTACTTCGTTTGTACTTGAATATGCTGTCGTACTCGCACCTAAACTAGCACTACTTGTATATAGTGCCAAGTTAAATGTATTACCAGAACTGTTTGTAAAATTATGTGTTCCTTTCAACAGTTCTACTTTGAATGAAGTACACATTGCTTGGGTTATTGCCATTATAGCCTCCTTATAATATCAGCCATTTCTTTATGACCTTGTTTTTCTAGTAAACCTGCTACAGTTGCTCTATCGCTTAGTATAGCCTGTTTCATATACAATAAAACGACTTTATGTATAGTTCCTTTAAACGCATCAGCCTGTGCTTTAACCATAGGCTCTGCGTTATCACTAACTGCAACCAATCGCTCCATTATTCTTTCAGTCCAATATTCTGGACTCAAACCTTTGTTTTCTGTTGTTTTTACTCCAACAGTTCCTAAACTACTTGACACATCTACACTAAACATTTGTTGTTCCTTGTGGCATTATTTTTATTTGATCATTTCTAGCCTCATCTCTTACATCTTTGTACTCACCTAAAAGTTTTAGCATAGCTAATGCTTCTTGGTATTTTTGTTCATACAACATAATTGTTTCTGGAGACGCTTTCATAAAAACAGCTCCTTCTACTAAACACCCATAAAGCATGGCGTTAGGAGCATTTTTTGAAAGCCAACTTTGATTATCATCACCTACGGTAGTTAAAGAAGCAGGTCTATAGTTGTAGTGTAATTCAAAACTTAATGCACTTGGCGGCGTAGGTGCCATTATAAAAGTATCATCATCGAATAAAGCATAGTAAATGGGTTGCCCTGTTGTGGCTCGTGCTGGTGTGTAATCTCTAATCCAAGTGACGTGTTTAAGTTGTAAATAAGTATAGTTATCACTTGAATCAATAACAGCTAAGCTGTATGGGGATAAAAAATCATCAGGGGTTGCTAAATACTCAACATTCTGTGTAGCACTACCTGTTACATTTTTACGAAACACAGGTAATTGAACTGATTTTAAAATACGTTCTTCTGCTGTTTGAATAAAAGTATCTAAAGTATTAACAAAGGTTGTTTCAGAATTATCTAAATAATTTTGAACTCCTGTTTTTAATCCGCTGTATGTAAATCCTGCCATTATGTGTTCACCGTTACGTTACCTATTTCACTAGTTGCCCCTAAACCATTAAAATCAGTTCCTATAGGATCAGAAGCAAAAGTCATACCACTGCCTGCGTTTGTAGTGATTATAACTCCTAATTGACTTTGCGGCAAAGAAACATCAGGTCTGGGTTTCCATAAACTTTCTGCGTCAGCCCCGACATGCGGCGGATCAAGTTGTGGGTGTTTGGGTTCATAACATTCGTGACACGTTCTAAAATTCTCCCAATTACCTCTAGCTGATTTATAAGGGTATCTAAAACCACAGGTATCACAAATAAAGTAAGCGTATTTACCTGATGCGTATGCCATTATATATACTCTTGTTTAGGAACCATCCTTAAAGGAGAACGGTCTTCATCATATCTCATAGCATTATTTAGATCTTGTTCATACTGTTCTTTCATTAAAGCTACTTTTTGTACATTCTTTTTTAAACAAAGATAGTAAGCTAACCCAGAAACTAAACAAGGCATAAACCTAGTGGGAATATCTACATCATTAATTTGAGCAGAAGAATCCTCTATGGTTCTCCAAACATAGTAAATGAGTTTGTCGGTTGAATTCTCTGGTGTTGGATAAAGATGTATAATAGGGGTTTTTAGCCTCTCTAACCAATACTCAGTTGCTCTAGCTTTTGTTGCTTTATTTGGAATACTAACAAACTCATTTCTATCAACTCTATCTAAAGTATAATCAGTAGTCACACTATTAACCGTTCTCTCAATATACGCATCCAGGATGTCTATATCATAAGAATTTATAGTGTATTCACTAGTTCCTTCAGTAAGTGTTAGTTCTACTTTAGAAATCTCCCACATTTGAATACCTCTGTTTGACCAATCGGCAAACATAATATTCATAGAACGACGAGCTGTAACTGCGTCATAAGAAGTACGAGCTTCCAATCCTGCAAGCTCGTATGCTTCCTCTATCGCTGTCGCTACATCTAAACTAAATGCACGAGTTCCTGACGTAGCCATTATTAATAACTTTTAATAAATTCGGCTACTATGGTGTAATGATCATGGGCTGTATGTCCATGAGTCGTTAAATCTAGATCACCAGTTATACCGCTACCTGCATTATTAGGAATACCGCCCCATTCTCTAAAGTCCATATGACCTGAGACTACTCCTGCTGCTGCACTACCTCCTAAAACTGCACATACAACATTAGAAGTCGCGTCCCATTCAAGAGCAACTCGTATACCACCTATGTCGTACCACAGTTGGGATAGGGTTACTCTTGTACAAGTTTCTCCTTCGTTGTTAGTGTTTAGTCCAGAGACGTCTACTTTATTAACAGAAGACTCTCCAGAACCGTCAGAGATATTAGTAAATTTATAAACTAGCTTTCTGTCAGTATCTACAATTTTTTGACTTGTAACTGCATCTGCCATAATTTACTCCGTTTTAGCCTAAGTTCATATTAATCAATGAATACTCAGTGCTAGCTGAAACAGCCATAACGTCACCAACTTCTTGTAAAACGTTATCTGTTGCTGGTGCAACTCCACCTGCCGTACCACCTGATCTAACTGCTGCATTACCTACAACTAAAGTTCCTACAGTCAATAAAGCTGCTGGTCCTTTAATAACAGCCCAACCATAATAGTCTGCTGTCATGTCAATAACTGTAGCTCCCATTAACGCACCTGTTTCTGCTGCTGGTGCAACAATAAGGTTTGTGTTAGGGTTTTCAATTAAGGATAGTTGTGAGCTTGTTGTTAACGCAGTTTTAAGGTCGTCATAACAAGTGATAACCACTGATGGATCTGCTGAGTGATCGTGTGCTGGGTTAGATTTTACTCTAAGACATTGTCCTTCACCATTCACGTCATTTACCCAAAGATAACCGTCTGCGTATTGGTTAAGTGTTAAGTCAGTTCCACCTGTTTCAACAGAAATTGCAGTTTCACCTGCGTCTACTGCCGCTGTTGCTGTCATGTTTGCATGATCAGAAACAATAGCTTTGTGTTGTAGAAGCTTACCTGCTGTTACCGCAGTTCCGCCTATTTCAACATAACGATAAACGTTGTTACCGTAAACTAATGTACTTCCTAATGGAAACAACTGTGTTGAACTTTCTGAATAAGGGTCAGCTGTGCCATATTGGCTACCGCCTTTACCTACTATTAAATCAGCAGGTCCATATCCTGTAGTGGCAGCGTATTGAATATGCCCACCATTATCAGTATAGACATTACCGTCTGAGTTTATTACTAAACCGTCGGTAATTGCTCCTGTTGATGAATTTACGTCAATGGTTTTAAAACCATTTTCAGACCTGACTGGTCCGTTAAAAGTCGAATTTGCCATAATTTCCTCCTACGGAAATAAGTTTTATCATCTCGGCTTGTCTGCTAGGTCAGTTGATAAAACAAGTTAATATAATCCTAGACCTCTGATTGTATATCATTCGTCTGCAAAAGAAAAGGGAGCCGAAGCCCCCTTTAATTTTTTTCACGTTAATGAATTATGCTCCAGGTGAACCGAAAATACCTCTCCAGTCACTCCAACCAAAGCTGTAACGTTCTCTCGCCTTGTATCTAACATTACCAGTTTCGAAGTCACCTTCCATACTAGTTGATACAGGAGTTCTAACGAAATGTTTAAGTCCGTTAGGAACATCAGTTTTGATAAAGAAAGCATCAGTATCTGTTAGATAATGATTTACAACATAGCCTTCAGAAATCATTCCCATGTTTCTGATTGCGTTGATGTCATTATCTGAAGTACCAACTCTTCCAGGAGTTTCCATTAATCTATCAGCCACAAACTGTAAAGCAGGTGGGATGATTAATTTCTTAGCCTGTGCATTAACTTTAAGATTTCTTTCATCTTTGAAGTCCGCGATGTCAATCAACGCTTGTTCAAGTGAAGTCTCATTCAAGTCAGCTGCAGTGCTCAACTCATTTTTTAGATCCACGTTAGCAACGGTTGGATGGTCTGTAGCACAAAGCTCTTTTCCATCTCCACCAACATATGAAGAACTAAACGCATTGTTTAATACGTTAGCTGCTTTCACTTGTTTAGTTTGTTGCATAGACCTAGCTAAAGCTCTTGTGTATCTTGAAGAAAGTGTATCGTAGAGGTTATCTTCGATAGCTTCTTCTGTCAACGCAAACGCTAATGCTATAGTCTCGTGTGTGAAACGTGATGTCCAGGATTCTTGAGCTGTATCATAAATGACCGCTGCTCCTTCTCCCTTCGTCGGTGCTTCACCAAACCCACTTAACATTACTTCTTCCTCGAACGCTCTTTCAGAACTCTCGGTGTCGAAGATGTCTTCGTGCTCGTTATTGTACCTCTCATACTCTAATCCAAAGAGAGCATGGAGTCCTGGTACTAGTTCTTTGACTAGTTGGGCTCTATTAATTGCCATTATTTATTCTCCTTAGATTATACAGCAAATGTGTTAGTAGGGAATGTGAATAATCCTCTCGCATAAGCACCTATTGAGTTGCTTGGTTGCGAAGCGAATCCTACACATAACGCTACACCACTTGATGTTGTTGCAGTCACACCCTCTTTAGATCTACCGTTGGTTGTTGAACCAGCTGTAGTTGAAAGAGTGTATTTAGAGCCGATAAAACTTACTGCTGGGGTTCCAGCTGTAAATTGAGCCTCGTAAACGATTCCAGGATCGTTATAAACGAGAGCTTCTGCATCGGCACT